TTAGTTTCAGCAGTAATTTCTTTTTCTTCTTCATCATATACTCCTCTTCCAGCATATTCTTTTAAGTAATTGTTTGTTGGAATTCCACCAATTTTTCCAGCAGCAGCGGCAGCACCTTTCACCTCACCCTGCCATGATTTAGTTGTAGCAGTTGCTCTATATTGCACCTCTTTTCCACTGATAGACAAATAAATATCGATGGCACCGAAAAATGATTTTCCTGGTGCTGATACTCTATAACCATCAAAAGTATAAGATTGAGATTTTACCTTCATGTCATTAGTAATTTCTTTAGTGGCTTGACCAGTTACTTTCTTCAAAGACACACCAAGTAATTTACCATCTTCTGCAAGTTTTTGTATTTGTGCATTTAAAGTAACCCAAGTAGTCGTATCAAATTTTAATTGTCCTTGTTGTGCTACATTAAATGTAGTCATCCATATGTCACCAGGATTCCATTTATTTTTATCAAAAGTCCCAACAACAGGAATAGGATTTGTTTTTAAACATTCTTTCATTCCATCTTTATAAATTCTTTCCATAAAAACAGAATCTCTATGAAAATATACTGTGCCTTTAAATTTTGTTTTATAGTCCTTGTATAATAAATTTGCTGTGCGAATCATAGAAACTGTCCATTCTTCATCTTTACCTAACTTTTCAGCAATTTGTGCAAGAGTTATATCTCCAGTATCACAATATTCTTCACCTTCACCAAGTCTACTCCAATCTTCTGCTGTTTCTATTGGACCTTTCAATACATTAAACACTAATGAGCAAACATAACATTGTCCACTTTCTGAAAATTTTGTCAAGTCTGCTCCACCACCAGAACCAGCACCACCACCAAACTCTGCGGTTTTTTTAAATTTTGTTAATTTGAATGACTGTTTTTCATCATCAATAAAAGTTATGGCATTAAAAGCAGCTCTATGTTGTGCTTCACCTGTTACTTTTATTTTCTGCAACTTAGTTAAATTATCTGCATTATGTTTTACTTTACCTGAAAAATATTTTTGATTTCCATCGGACATTTCAAAAGCTGAACCTTTGTTCATTTTCTCAATAAATTTCTGAACTCTTGGAATAGGTTCTTTTTTCGTTGCTGGCTTTAACAAATCGTTGTAGGCAAGTGTTCCCATATGTGAATCTCCAAAGTTATTGGAGTATTTATATCAATCCCATAGTGTTCGTGTTGTCCTTTTGGCATCCACATCGTAGTTGGTAATCAACAACTCTTCTTTCAGGTTTCCTTCTTTGCGATGAACCATACCATACTGTAGTTTCCATTTCTTCAGGAAATAAGATTTATATCGGTCAACAAGATAGTCATTGACATTGTAGGTTATCATAAAGTTGTGTGGGCATTTATCCACATTGTCGGCAAAGTCAGCATGAACAAAGGATGAATGCATCTTCTTACCAGTGCCATACAGAAAGTCTTTGATGTCGTATGGGGGGTCAAGAAACACAAATACATTTTTGCCAGGTGCCAACATCACTTTGGAATAATCGATGTTTGTAATCTTCCAGTTCTTTATAATCTTTGAATACCCTTTCAACTTACCGATATTCATTTCACTAAAGTTCTGTTGTGATGCAGTAATACTGAATGTGGAGTTTTCCGTCAAACCAGAATACGAACACTTGTTTAGAATGTAGAAACTAACGGCAGCATCAAATGAGTTTTGGTTTTTCATTTCTTCCAAGCATTCATTGAACTTATCTTTGGCAGTGGCATCATTCAAAGTTTTTTTGATAGCAAGAATAGCATCCGATAGATTGTCTCCATCTTTCTGCAGCACCGTCCAGAAGTTATACAGTGGAACATACAAGTCATTCACCCATATTGGTTTGTCTGGATACTTCTTCGACATATGAATACTCATCGAACCACCACCAAGAAATGGTTCACGCCATTCCGCAAAATCGGTAACCCACGGATCAAGAGTTTTAATTGCTCTGGTCTTACCACCAGGATATCGTAGTGGAGATTTCAATGCATTGTTACTCATATCTTGAATCCTTCAAACTTGTTCGGTCTTTCTCGTTCACCAAATGTATTCAGTGGTTTGTCATCGTGTCCTGCATCGGCAATATCAACTTGTGCTGATTGTTCTACATCATACAGTCTCATCTTTGCTCTGTCAATACCAATCACAAATCGTTTGTAGTTGTTTGGGTCACCATATCGGTTCTTCAACTGCTTCACCATAATCTGATTGAGTTGTTCGAGTTCTTCGGTTGATATCAACGCAAACATAAAGTCGGCAGTTGCAGGAAGACCAAATGATTCAGAAGTATCCTCAAGGCCAGGATCAGAGTTCGTAAATCCAGAACGAGTTGTTTGTGTTGCAGATACAACAGGAACAGAGAACTCAACTGCCAGACCTCTCAACTCTTCGGCGATTGCTTTGATGTACGAATAACTATTTACATTAGCACCTGGCTTGATTCGAGCAGATGAACAGATATTCAAGTAATCAATAAAAATGATATCGGGAACAAAACTTTTCTTCAACTGCAATTCATTTAATAGAGCACGAAAGTGCAACGCAGATGCCGATGCAGTTGGATATTCTTTGATAATCAATTTACCTTGTGTCTTGTTTCGTAAGATTTCAAACTTTCTGTCATACTCTGGTTTTGTCATTGTCTGCAAATAGTTCATGTCCACATTCAATAGGTTCGCATCAATCCTTTCGGCAATACGTTCTTCTGCCATCTCCAATGTGATATACAGAACATTCTTACCTTGCGACAAACATCCTGCCGCAGCATGACACATGAACAATGATTTACCCACACCAGTTCCCGCCAAACATATATTCAATGTCTTGGTTGGTAATCCACCTTTGGTAATCTTATTGAATAGGTCGAGGTCAAACGGTATTCTGTTTTCATGTCGATGATAGAAGTCATATCGTGCATCCGAATCGTTGATGTAATCATGACCCACAGTAGAGTCGAATGACACTCCAAGAGCATCACTGAGTATCTTTGGTATCGCACCTTTGGGTTTGGAATCTTTCTTGTTGTCGAGGATTTGAACTGCTTCCATGATAGCATTGTAGATTGCTTTATCTTGGCAGAACTTTTCGGTTTGATTAGTCAACCATGCCATGTCAGTTGGTTCGTCTTTGTCGGAGTGTATCTCACGAACAAGTTCAACGGCACTTTGAACTTCTGCTTCGGTTAGGTGTTTGGATTCTGTAAAATTAATTACAAGGGATTCGTAGGTGGGTAGGTTCTTATACTGATTGATAAAGGTTTCTATTTCTTTGAATACTCTGCGTTCTGTTGTGTCCGAAAAGTATTCGTCTTTAATGAATGGTATTATCTTTCTAGCATAGTCCTCATTGTAAATCAGGTTCTTCAGAATAGATGTTTCTAGTCGTTTCATTTTGTGTCTTGTCAAGTAGTATCTCGGTTAGTAGGTCACCCATAATTGTATGCAATTCGGGGTCATTTGTCAAGTCATCGATGTCATGTTCGCCAGAATTGACTATAGTGTATCCAAATCTCAATCTGGCAAACTCACCCTCTTCAACTATACCTGCCTTGCCATAGTGGTATAGAACTCCTGCATACTTGCCACGCAGGATTCCTATACCAGTTACGGTATTGTCATCGGAGTCAACGAACTCGTAATCAACGCCACGTTTAAGTTTCACTGGCTTCGACTTCCAAAACTGTATCTTTTCCCATAATGTTTCCATAGGTAATTTCATATCGTTTCCTTACATATTCTTTGAACTTCTCACTAGCAAGAATATCATCCCAAAATTCTGCGGTTTGTGTATCATCAAATCGTTTCTTGTCACCAATCTCTCCTGTCTCTTGATCCACTTTTGCATACCAACCATTCGATGGTTTGGATACAAAGTTTCCTTCAAGTGCAATGTCAAGTAGACCAGAATATTTCTGAATACCACCATCAAAAGATACTGCAACTGGTATCTTCGACTTCTCACGAACAAATCGTGACTTCTCCACATTGATAATGAAGTTGTATCCTGTAATTTCGGTGCCAGTTTTTTCTTGCTGCCTTCCAAGAATCCAGATTGTATCTGCGGAGTAATACGAACCTGTGCCACCACCAACGATGTCTTTAGGATACAGACCAATCTCTTTGTATGTGTGATTCACAACAATCATTGGAATGTCTTTGATAGTCAAGTGTGGTGTGACCATACGAAACAACGACTTCATTTGTTTTGCACGGCTCATGTCAGCAACTGATTTGCCCTCAAGTGAATCTTCTACTTCTTTCTTCGATGCAAGATTGCCAATTGAATCCAGAATGATGATAACCTTGTCACCTTTATCAATCTGCTGCAACTGAACCATGATGTCGTGCTTCAACTGCTCTACGTCAGTAATAGGAGTATGGAGCACACGATTGGTATCAATATTGAATGTATCGAAATAAGATTGAGGAGTCCCAAACTCGCTATCGTAAAATAAAACAACGGCATCTTTGTATTTCTCCATGTATGCAGATGCCATCAACAAATT